CATCTACATCTCTAAACTCACCTGGTTGAAACGGTTGATCATCGTCCCTGATTCTAAGTCCTCTTGACTTAAATCCTGCTGGTAAATTACTCAAAGTACCTGCATCAAGTAGCTGTCTTAGTGCAGATGTGGCAGTTTTTGCCAAACCACCAATCATATGAATTAAACCAAAGCCATAAAACCCTAGTCCTGGTAGAAATTTATAGTGCACAAAGTATTCGTTACGTCTTAACGTAGGATCATCTTGGGTAAAGTTACGATAAATGCTTAAAATCTGTTGTGAACCTTCATCAATTGTCACAATATACGGAACTTTTATGTTTTTTTCTTCATTTTGCTTTTCATATTCGTCTAAATCAAGGTCAACATGCATTTCTAGGACATTAAATTGATAGTCCCGTGTTCCTTGATTCGTGATTCCTTCCATTTGATCATATTTATCTTGAATTTCGTCCTCTTCTTGTGTAGGAATCAGCTCAACATCACGATAAAAACCAGATTTTTGTTTTTTCAACACATCATTTTCTGTCATTTTGATAATATGCGTAATTCTTTCACAATCTAACAAATCAGACGCATAATACGGTACAACTAAATCTTCTGCAGGTACAAATTTACTCACAGCGCGTTGTTTTATTTCGTCATAATAGATTTTTTTAAACGCACTACCCGCTAAAGGTAAGTAAAATAACAATTGATCGAACTCAGGAGTATATTCCTCCATCTTGTCCATCAACATATAGTTCATAAATTCTTTTACACGACCTGCTTGTTCCTGTTTTGGCTTACTTGCTTCACCAACAACTTGCGTTCTTACAGGTCCATCAGGTGGTAATAACTCTTTATACGCTTGTGCTTGAAATTGTGTTACAGCTTCTGATAATAGAGGATGTGTTACACCACTTGCACCCTTGAATGGCTGACCTTCATCGTTATATTTAAATCCTAATAAGTCTAAGCCAGATGTATATCCTTTTTCCCAATCAGCACGTGACTCTTTGTCTTTTTTATACTCTGTAATCAAATCACTTGATAGCGCAGTCAAGGCTCTGTCGTCCATGTCCTCTGCTAAGTTATTAAAAAAATCGTTTTCTTGAGCCTTTGGTTGTTCTTCAACCATCTCGTCACTGGGTTCTTCGACTAATACATCAACAGGTTCAACCTGTTCTTCCAGATTTTCTTCTTCATCCATTATGTAATCCTTGTTTTTTTAGTACGTCCTAATTTTGTTTTAACCGTAACAAATGTGCCTTTGCGTGCAGGAGCTATCGTTCTCCTTAAATCTTGTAAAGATGCAGGTAGTCTTTTTAAGATAGGTTGTATCATTGCAGGATCTACATCCAATGCACTAGGAGCAAGATTTCTAGCTACGTCCTCTCTAACTTGTGTTTCAATATCAGGGACCTGTCTTCCCACTATTTTAAACTCTGGGTTTTCTTGTACTCTTGATCGAGAAATACGCATTGGCGCAACATAACGTCTTCGTCTCTGAGTTCTCTTAGGGTTAATTAAATCAAACAAACTTCCTGGCGTTCCAAAAAGTTTACTTAATACAGAAAGTTTTTTTGCTTGTTTTTGTTTATCTTCTGACTCTTCGCTCATTCGTAATACCTATAATCTTTTGGTGGCAAATCTTCGTTGTCAACATAGTCTGAGTATAACTCAATAAAGTTGCCCTGCCTATACCTTAACACAGCCTGGGTAGTAGAATCAACATAATCATCATGTGCACCATTAGGAAACGATGCACATTCATCAATCACATCTTCTGCAAACTTCTCACCAAACGGAAACCAAACTTGACCACTTTCAAAAATAGGAGCACAAGCATTCACTCTCGTATATTTATCATTACCCTTACTTGGAACAAATGGCACAACAGGTATACCCATTCTCCTAAACTCTTGAGTCAACGGTTCACCACTTGCCTTTTGCTCTATAATAATCGTCTCAGGTTCCCAATATTTATTAGCATCTAATGCAACTGCTTTTAGCTCTGGAAAGTCAAACTTACCCCGCAAAGCATCTAACAAAATTAAATGCGGTGCCCCACCTTCTTCTGGAAAAAATATACCCCAAGTCGTAATCGCAGAATAATCCGCTGTCTCTTTTTTACTAAACGCAGTATCATAACTTTGAATCACATGCATTAAATTAGGCAAACCCTCACCCCTCCACGGTTGCCACCATTCTCGTTTTAAAATCGCACCCTCTTCACTGGTAGGATTCTGCATATACTGAGCTGACCAGTTACGAATAGGTATGCTTGACTTAATCTTTTCTAATTCTTCTAACTCCCAATACTCTGGCCATACTGGGTTCCCTGAGTCGAGAATCGCGGGAAATGAAATCTGTCGCCACTTATCAGCTTTTGGTTCAGTTTGAGCCTTTAATAATCTACCCGTTAAATCATCTTCTGCCCATCTCGTCATAACCATCAATATAGATCCACCAGGTTGTAACCTCTGTCGTGGACCTGATGTGTACCAATCATAAGCACGTTCCATCGCAATATCCGACATTGAATCTTGTTCCGTGTGTGGGTCATCAATAATCAATAAGTCCGCACCACGACCCGTAATTGACGCACCAACACCTGCTGCGTAATACTCACCTCCGTGATTTGTTTCCCAACGACCTTTTGCTTTGGAGTCCTCACGCAGTTTCACATTACCAAAAATTTGTTTATACTCTGGTGAATCAATAATATTACGAACCTTAGAACCAAACCTCACTGCCAGTTCTGTGTTGTGAGATACCTGCATTATTTTCATTTTGGGGAACTTTCCAATGATCCACGCAGGAAAATATACAGATGCAAATTCAGACTTAGTATGTCTAGGGGGCATATTGATAATGAGCCTCCCTTTTTTATCTGCAGCAATGTTCGTAAACTCGTGAGCAATAATCTGATGATGACCCCACTTACTCCTATCTTTTTCTTTACGACATATAAAATCTGGCCAAACTTCTTGCACAAAATACAAGAAGTGATCCTGACATAACTTGATGTGTTTAATCCAGAGCCTCTCTACTTCGAGCCTTAGTTTTTCTGTTGTCATTAGATCAGGCTTCAAGATTCTTCTCCCATCGTAAACGTAATTCTAACTGAACACTTTGATGCTCTCTTTTTTCTCTGGTTCGCCACCCTTTTTGATGTATAGGTACAGCAGGTGTGTCCGCTGCTTTTTTAAAATTTACTGCTCTTAAACTTGCACCACCTTCACTAGCTAGAGTATATGTAATTATTTTTTTACCACCCATGCTTTGCCACACTTTCATTGCCTTTGCATATAAAAAACTACAGGTGCCTTTTGGAGCCTCATCTAAAACACAGTTTCTATTAATCTCCAATGTAAGGTCTGTATCCAATCGTCTTGATACTGGTCTGCCAACAATCACAACACCAACTAAACGATCCTCGTACATCGCACCAAGGCAAAACTTGCAACCCACACATCTTTTGTTATGTCTGTGGTTTTCAGTCACAAAGGCATTTGCTTGTTTAAGAGTAAGTGGTACGACTTTTAACAATTTACTCATTTGGACATTATAGATAAACTAAAATAAATTTCAAATGTTTACATTTATCTAACTTAGCCTATAGGTGTACAGGCTAGCACGCGCCCGCGTCGCGGTGGTCGAGTTTTTGTTAGTCTATGTAATATGTAAATGGGAAATGAGCCTTGGAAATATGGGGCAGTATCACTGCCCCATAAGATGATTATGATTATACTGTTTGATGTAAAGCCTTTCTTATCTCTGGCTCTGGCTCGTATATATCGTTTGCAAAGTAATTAGCAAAACTACCATTAACAGTATTTACACATTCTAAAACATGAGTAAATTCTTTTGCGGATAAATCTGCAAGTTTTGACACATGGTTTTTAGAATTAGTATAGAAGACATAATACCTAATTGTACCGTCTTCTTCGAATAGTTCTTCTATTGTTATCATGTTTCTTCCTTTCGTTAGTAGGCAGAGCCTAACGGCTCTGCCTAGTTTATATTATATTGACTCGTCAATGAATTGTTCAAAAACTCTATTGACTCTGTAAAAGATTTCGTCTTCATGTTTCTGAATTAACTGAGCAAACTCAAAGCGACTAATCTTTTCTTTGGTATAACTTGGCAACCAGTCATAATCCATTTCGTATGTCCAGCGACTAATCTTTTCTTTAGTATTCCATGCCATGTTTCTTCCTTTCGTTAATAAGATTACTTAATTGTTATCTTATATATA